TTCGTTTACCCATTCCTTCACGGCCATCAAGTCGATCTCACTTTTGCCGTTCCGCTTCAGGGTCGGCATTACTATCTTGGAGATTATCCGGCCTCGGCATCTTGAGATCGCACACAACCCCCCGCTGATGCCGTTATCGACACCAACGATCATGTCGGGGTATACGGTAGTCATATGTGACTAGAACTCAGTTCGATCAGAGGTCTTGTCCTGAAGGCGTCGAACCTCTCGGGAGATATACCACTGCGCTTTCTTGAGGTCTTGAAGCTGAGATCCCTTGTGGTCTGCTCGTAGGATATATTTAACCGCATTACCTAAACAAAAGTTTAGATGCTCTGTGATTTCGATAACCTCTACACCGGAAGGATGTGACCGGTAGTGAGGTGGGTAATTGACCATGTCGCTACTCGTTTTCTTCGCTTGATTCTCCATCGCTATCTTCTTTTTTGGTTTCGACAACATCGGTGACATCTATGATGTGTCCCGATGTTTTAACGGCCCCACCGTTAAGGGCTGTCTTCGCATTCGTCAAGATGGAAACGTCAATCGACAGCTTACTCCCAGCAGCCCCACCCTTGGCGTCCAGACCGAAGTTCCGTCGGATGATCTGGTCTAACTGGTCTAGCTCTCGTATGGTCTTCGCGGGGCGGATGAGCTTTAGGCTGTCCCGCATTAACTTCACTGCGCTCGCAGTCACGTAGCTCTGGTACTTCTCGGCGGGGGTCGTTTGAACCTCCGCGTGTTCCATGATCGCTTTGTCCTCCTCGGTGCGGAGACGACCCTTCTCAATTTTGATGGCGTCTTTGAGCGTCGAAGAAAGGTTTTCATCTAGAGCATCCTGAACCCTATCTTTTACTTCAGTAACCTTGTTAGGCTCGTGACGGTGCTTCTTTGGTGGGATCTTCATCTCTCGCAGCCATCGACGGAGAGTTGAATCGCCGATACCAATCTCTTGTGCAATGCGGACTTGTGGCATACCATCATTGTACATATCAAGAGCCATCCTTTTTAGCTGCTCTTTTTGAAGCTGGTTTTTTGTCTTCTCTGACATATGTTAAGGGAGTTTATTTATGGCTAAGAAAAGGACTAACAAACTAGAACCGTTTATTGACCCCAAGACTAAGATGATGCGGGTCGGTTCGTTTACCATTCCGCCGTCCACTGTCATTACTGGTCTTTTGGTGGGTTTTGCTAATCATACTCAGGTTCGTCAGCGGGAGTATTACTTCTGGAGAATTTGTGATGAGTTATGGAATAACTCGGATTTACCAGAACCTCTAATGGTTAGACACCCTTGGGCCGAGCTTATGGTGAGAGAGGCACTTAAAAACAAATACCTCGCAATCGGGGGTGCCGCAAGTTCTAGTAAGAGCCACACTATGGCGGCTTTTGGTATCGTCTGCTGGTTGGCTAGGCCACACGAGACTCTAGTATTGATAACTTCGACAACTCTCAGAGAAGCTAGAAAACGTATCTGGGGTTCTATCATATCTCTAATGTCGGTCATCGAGGGCGCACCTTGCAAGATTCGTGACTCCATTGGTAATATCGCATATGTTAACGAAAATGGAACCCTGTTCGAGAGGGCGGGGTTATCGTTGATCGCGGCTGAGAAATCAAAGACTCGTGAGGCTGTCGGTAAATTTATCGGTATCAAACAGAAACAAGTAATCCTTATCGGAGATGAGCTTTCGGAACTTAGCGAGGCTATTTTGAATGCTGGTTTGTCTAACTTATCCAAGAACCCTGAACTTAGGATTATTGGAATGTCGAACCCTGCATCCCGTTTCGATGCTTTTGGAGTCTGGTCCGAACCGAAAGATGGGTGGGATGGCGTAGCTACCCAGACAGATGACTCGTGGAAAACCAAGTGGGGAGGCAACTACATCAGGCTAGATGGCGAACGGTCCCCGAATCTGGATGCAGGGTTCGATAAGTATCCGTTCTTGCCCACGCAGGAGAAGCTGGAGGAAGACCGAGCTATTCTCGGTGAGGAGTCCCGAGCGTATATGCGAATGGTCCGGGCCGTCTTCTTCGACGGAGACGAGGACGAGACTATCTACAGCGAGCAGGAACTTGTCCGACACAACGCAACACAAAAGGCTGATTGGCAAGGCAAACCCATGGTGGTGGCTGGACTCGACCCCGCGTTTACTAACGGGGGAGACCGGACTGTTTTGTATCTAGCGCGGGTAGGATACACCAATGACGGAGAATACTGTATCGAGTTTGGGGAATCGTTTATGATCCGAGACGATGCTTCAAACAAAGCGATCCCGCGAACGTATCAGATCGTGACCAAGGTCATCGAGTTGTGTAAAAAACACAAGGTTAGTGCAGATAACTTAGCCGTCGATGCCACGGGTGCTGGCGCACCTTTTTGCGACGTCCTAGCGGGTGAGTGGTCTAGTGGGTTTCTCAGGGTATCCTTTGGCGGTAAGCCATCCGATAAGCGGGTGGGGGCAAACAGCAAGCTGACAGGAGCAGACCTTTATACAAACCGTGTATCTGAGCTTTGGTTCGTGGGCAAGGAATTGATGAGGACCAGACAACTGCGCGGCGTTGACGCCGAGCTAGGCAAAGAGATCTGTGCCCGGAACTATGAACTGGTGAAAGCAGGAACCCTGAAGGTGAAGATTGAATCCAAGGTCGATTACAAATCGAGGATGGGTCGAAGCCCCGACTTGGCTGACGCAGCCTTCTTGGCACTCGACTGCGCTCGCCAGCGTATGGGACTCGTGGCTGTGGAACCAGTAGAGAAAGCAGAGGGATCAGGGTTCAGGGTTCCTCAGAGGAAGACTATGAAAAGTTTACGTAAATCACTTGATAACTCAGAGGGTTCTCTGTCTTAGGTATGCCCACCCCCTACTATAAAAGTTCTTATTTTGTACTGGTTACCCTGTTTATGTAAACAAGGTAACCACTCTAATGCACAAGGTTTAAATCAGGGGTGGTGTATTATATCAGTTTTTGTGAAAATTATAAATGACAACTAGGTATGAGTTTTAAATTTTTAAACATAACAGACAACACGAATTTCACCGGAACCGTGGCGGGGATAAACTCTTTGTTGGAACACAATAGCCCCCGCATCACCCCCAGCCATATCACCGTTGTTTATAGAGTTATAAAAAACTCCACCGAAGAAGGGTTACAAATTAAGTTCCTAAAGTTTCTTATGGTAAACGTCATCGTTATTAACGAGGACATAGGTCCGTGGGAATTGAAAACCCGGTTTATGCTCAAACTGGGAGAGGGTTTAGAAATGGGAAGTCGGCTGGTAATCTTCGATTCTGACTTGTTCTTTTGTAACGACATCACCGAACTATTATACCACCCTTCCGACGTACTTGGCGGTGATGACGGAGGCCCGACCATTTACGCGAGCGATAGAAAGTGGGGTGCTTATGATATTGAGTTACCTTCTGTGAACCCACAGTATCAATCAACTTCCTGTATGTTTGTTCGCATCACGGAAGCAACTTTAAAAGTTCTTAGCAGAGCCGATTACTGCACCCAACACGCAGTATACAACAAAACAGGATCTTTTGGGGGGCACGGGGATCAAGGAATTTTAAATGCTGTGCTACACGAGTATAATGTTAATCACCTCGACGACCCAATTACAAGACACTCAATCGAAAACAGACTGATATCTCACCATAAAACCTCTTCTAGTGACTCTTTTTCTAGAAATGATAAAGGTATCATCTTTAATGCAGACCCCGAACTAAGCAAAAAACCACTATATGCGTTTCACTCTGTAAGTTCCCCGAAGTTATGGACGCGGAGATTCCTCCTAGAATCCCCCGAGAGACACCAAGTATTAGTGGAAGAGTTCATACGATTATTGTATTCAAAACCCACTAAAGAACTCGTATCGAGTCGCTGTATCATTGATTCACAAAAAGGCGCATTGATTGGTGCCTCAACAAAGTTTCCACCCTCCCTCCCCCCAGATTCCGAGCTTCCTTCAATTTTGTAGACTATGAATGATACTGAGATTACTAGCTGGACTGTGTTTGGGGAGAGAGGATCTGGAACTCGCTGGGTGTCCGATTTGATGGGTAGTATGACTCGGTGCGTTAATTTGACCGATTCTTATGTCAGCGGATGGAAACACGGACTATGGGGTCTAAGGCAGGAAAACCAGCTTGGGCCTCGTAATCTTGTGATACACGTCACCAAAGATCCTTATGCTTGGTTGCTATCTTTTTACAACGCGCCGTGGCACTGTCAGCACTTGGCTAGAGGGATATCTTTTAGCGAGTTCATCCGAAATGAATATTGGGCGAAGTGCAATGACACTAAACATCGTGAATGGTGGGGGCTTGACCGAGACGACGAACTCCCCGAACGACCAGACAATGAGCGGTGGAGTAACCCGATTCAGATGTGGCGGG